AATGAAACCACCCTGCCTGAAACGCAGCAATGCTTGGGATGTCGTGTCCACGTAGTCGTCGTGCTCGCCGTTTGGAAACGACGCAACTTCTTCGATGACCTCGCGCGCCCAGCGCGTGTCCGGTGCCCAGACTTTACCTGAGTAGAACAAGTCAGCCACTGCGTTCATACGCACGATCTTATCGTTTCCGCGGCTCGGTGTAAATTCTTGGACGAAGATGCCCATGTTCCGGAGCTCTTGGATGAGGGGCGCGCCGGCGGCTTTCTTCTCGATCACGAACGCATCTGGCTCCCACTCGCGGTAGTGCTTCAGCGCCACGGCCTTGAGCTCAGGAAACTCCATGCGGTCCTTGAACGCGTCCAGCAAGATGAGCTGGGGCATGTGGTTCTCTTCCTCGTTGTAGAAGACGCCCCACGTGGTGCACGCGCTGTAGTCTGACCGGGTCTTGGCTTCAAAGGCCGTGTCCCAGCTCTGGATGACGTAGTCGCAGTTCGGTGGGTCCTCGCCCGGCCAGATGCGCCAAGATTTCCGAGACACGATCGCGGCCGAGTCCGATGTGGGCTGCTGCATGTACTGCGCGTTCCAATACTGTGGGTCCAACGAAGCCTTCGTCGCCTTCAATGCAGACAGTGGCCACTGCTCCGGCCAGAGCGATTTCTCGTTCTCGCTGTCTTCGTTCAGGATGGCCGGCAGCTCCACGATCTCCCATGGAATCGCGTTCGGGTTCTTCATCTGGTAGTCGATCAGCCGGCCGGTCAGGTCCAGCAGACTCCACCGCGTCATGATGACTATGATCGCGCCGCCCGGCATCAAACGCTGCAAGGGGCCGGTCTGGAACCACGACCACGCCGTGTCGAACGCCAGGCGCGAGTTTGTCTTCACGTCCTGTTCCGAGTGCGGGTCATCAATAACGAACAAGTCAGCACCACGACCAGCAAGAGCACCGCCAACACCAGCAGCATAGTACTGACCGCCAGCGCTTGTAGACCATTTACCGGCAGCCTTCTGGTCGGCCGCCACCTGCGTGTTGGGGAAAACTTCACGGTACTCCTCCGAGTCGAGCAGGTTTCGAATCCGTCGACCGAAGTCTTCGGACAGGCCCGCCGTGTGCGTGCCCATGATGATCTTCTTGTTAGGGTTATTACCTAGGAAGTACGCGGGGAACAGGTACGAGCTGAACTCCGACTTGCCCATACGCGGCGCGATGTTGATGATGACGCGCTTCTTCTTGCCGTCGATCACGTCCTGGAAAATCTTGGCCAGCTTCCTGTGGTGTGGCCCAACCTTGAATCCCGGGTAGACTGCGTTGGCAAACCCGAGCATGTTTCCTTGGGCGGCCGCCAGGCTGGCGCGCTTCTCGCGCACCTCCAACATGTCGAACAGCTCCATCTTGTCTTGGAGCGTCATTGTCGGCAACGCCTTTTGGAGAGCAATCAGCTCATCCTTGCTTAGCGAGGTCAGGGCGTCAAGGTTCACTCGTCGTCCGTTTCTGGCTTGGGGAGCGTGATGGGGGCCTCGGCCGGGGTGTCTTCTGACACGTCCCTTACATCGACCACGTCGACGACCTTCATGAATTTGTTCAGCTTTTCTTTGATCTTGGCTTCGAGCTCGTGGTCGCTCATCTCAGCCTTCTTGACCTCAACGCGTTCGGTGAACAGTGCCACCTCCGTGACCTTGCCCAGCATCTCAAGTGCTTTGAGACGAATCTTGGCGTCGGGGTGTTTGGTCTCTTCGAAGATTTGCGCCACGGCGTAGCCGCGGAGCTCTTTAGCCTGCTCGACAAATTCCCAGTCGTAGGCTGCCAGCATGCCGGTGATGTGTCGTACCGCCTCGGGTGTCTTCAGGGTTGTGAGCGCTTTACGCTGTGTGCCCTCGTCCGAGTCAGTAATCATGGCGGTGAACGCAGCCCGGGCCAACTTTTGCGTTGCCTCTGCGTGGGCGTCCTCATCTGGAGGCGCGCCGATCTCTTCCAGCCAATCAGCTGTAGCCACCTGTGCGTCAAGCACGGTAGCTGGCCCCATCTCGTCGATGGGCTTGAAGTTTCCAGACGGTGTGGGTTCCGGATTAAATTGCACCAAATCTTCAAACAAGCGAAGGCTCCTGTTGTCACCTCGATGGCTGGAGTGTACACTCATTTCCGGTAGTGCGGCAAGCAGTTGCCAAGTTGGCCTCACGGCCAACACTCGGTTTGCTCGCATTGCTTCTCCTCTGGGGCGCGAGCCTCATTCAGCCCCGGCATCAAACCCGGGGCTTTTTTTCGCCTGGCATTTGACAAAAACCTGGCCAATTTTTTATAAAATTTTTGATGTAATACTTTTGGCTATAAATGGACAGGGTTTGACAAAATTGCTGAAAGTCGATGTGGAACAGTGTTCATACGCGACGGCCATGGGTACGTCAAAAAGGGGTTGTGGGGGGTAGGTGGGGTCTGAACGGGGCCAAAACCAGTGGTGTCAACCCCTTTTGAAAACGTGTTGGCATACAATAGAGGCATCGAGTAGGGATTGGCCTTGCTTGATACATAACCTTATAGGAAACATCATGACTTCAATCAACATTCAATCTATCGCCGCCAAGTACGACGCATTTCTCACTGCGGGTATGTCATACGGTGACGCACTAAGCCAAGCCGCCGCCGCGCTCGGTGGGACACCATGTCCCACGCTACTAGCGGCACTGGCCAAGGTACACGCTAAGAAGTACCAGTGCAACTACACATGGAACGCCGCAGGCTCAGCCGTGTTCTATGACGGCGACGAATCAACACGCGACACCCGCAACGACTCGGCCCGCAAATCTTGGGAGCGTAACGTCATGGTCTGGTTCAAGGCACCGACCGAACGCGCACGCGCCGAGCCAACTAAGACCCGCGTCAGTGCCGCCGAGCGCGAAGCCTTTAAAGCCTTCTTGGCCGCGTGTGGTGGTGACAAGAAACGTGCCGCCGCTGTCTTCAAAGCACTCAATGCGTAATGCGTGGGACACCGTGTCCCACCAACGTGTTTTACAGAACTTACGCAGAAGGGCGGGAGCGCCTCGCCTGACTGCTGTTCCATTCCTTGTCAACGCAGACAAATCAACCACAAACCTATTTTGGAGAACGCAATGAAAACCAAAACCATCAGCTTCTACATCTACCGCCCGTGGGGCACACGGCGCGGATACAGCGTCGATCTGCACTATGGGCGCGACCGCGTGTCAGACTTTGAGGGTGACGACCTCGACGCGCTCCTAACCACCGCGAAGGCATGGGCTCTGATACAGGGCTTCACGCACTACAAGCAACAAGGCGAAAGGCACAAGCTATGAAACAACTACCCCTCACACTGCCCGTCGATGTGGCTTGGTATCGGGAGCGCTTGCGCGCCTTGCGTGAGGAGCACCGCCTCCTCGCTATCGCAGACCATCGACGCCGTGGGACACCATGTCCCACCAACTTGTTTTGGAGAGATCGCCAAGTGGGTATGGGCGCACCCAAGACACCCGAAGCATACCCACTGATTTCGGTCGTAGCAAACCAGCGGCAAGCCGCGTAAACACTGCACCCACCTACCTATTAACACATATATATATCTATATCTAAATCTATTTATATATATAAGAGGGTGAGGTAGTGGGTGTGATAAGGCCTTAATGCAAATACCCACGGATTCAAGATAACCTATTAGATGGAGTTAGTTTACGGGAAAACAGCAGCCAGACGTGCTACAACCAGCGTAAGCACCGTGCCTATTGGGTTACAGCGTGAACACTACGACATAATTCGCTGGGTAAGTCTTGCGTTTTTCGTCTTTTCTGGTACACTGCAAGGTCTAAACACTGAGGAACCTTATGCAAGAAGCAATCAAAACGTACCCCGAGACACGTCGAAAGTCTTGGGAGGTGGCTAACTGGACGCACGCCGAGCTCATTCCAATCCTCATTCGTGAGCGAAATCAGGGCAAAGGCAACACGCGCCGCATCAAGTCATACAACAATTTGATCGAGGCCATCGACGCCTTAGCTGAGAGACGACCTAACCCTGTAACCGTTTTCAAGGGGCCGAAGGTCAAGGAGTTGTTCATCGCCGCCGCGCGTGACGCGGAGTGGTTCGTCGAGCCCAAGACTTTTAAGGAGCGTTTCAAGGCACCGACCGACATACCCGAGGGCTTTAAGTTCTGCCGTGGATGCAAGGAAACCAAACCCAAGCTGGACTTCAACGCCGAGGCCACGCCCGCCCAAAAGAAACGCAACGGCTGGAATGTTGATAGTAAGAGGATGACGCAGAGCCTGTTGTGCAGTGTGTGCAGACCAAAAAAGAAAAGACGTGATCGCATCATCGAAGCGCATCATGTAGCCAAGCAGTTGGCCAAGAAGGACGACCGTGACGTACGGTTAGTCAAGCTATCTAAGCTACGCACCTCATACCAAGCGGCGGCTGACCGTATCGCGGTGACATTCAACAAGGTGAAACGCACGCTCTACACACCAGACGGGGACGTGCATGAGTACCAGTTCAAGACGCCAGCCATTGCAGACTACTACCACTTCAAGCGCGAGATGATTCGGAAGGTAGGCACCACGTTGCGCGAAGCCAGCGAAGATTTCAGCGTTGCCGCGCAGCTCCCCGACAGTGGGCTGTGGCAAGACGCGCTGACCCAAGACGAGCGTGACCGCATCGAGAGGCTCTACAACCTGACGGGTTGGCTCGACAACACATACAAGTCTTCCGTGGTGAAGATGTATTAAGGAACCCGTGGGACACCGTGTCCCACAACCGAAGCCACTACGGATTAGTGGCAACTTGTTTAGGAGAACGTATGACAACACAGAAACCCAAGACCGTGATGGTCAAAGACGACGAGCGCATCGTGGTGACGATGACGCACTGGCCTGACTTCCTGAGTAACAAGGACTTCGACGAGTTCACGACTGCCGTGATGCTCACGTTGGCCAACATGTCAGGCAAACCACTGGCGATGGAGGTGGTGCATGGCTGAGCGCATCAAGACACCAGAGCAACGGGCGAAAGCCCTGCGCCAAGCCGAGGGCATCATGGCCTTACTAGCTGAGGCAATGCCGCGCATCGACCCGAATACGCAGGAGTTCGAGAAGGCGTGCAACCTGTACGCACAGGGCGTACTAATCAAAGCAAACATTCAATCACGAGGAGAAACAGCATGAGCTACACAGACTACAACGGTGACGACACCATCGACAGCCGCGAGCTGGCCGAGCTACTAACTGAAATGGCCACGGACAGGGCTGACCTTGTCGATGCCGTGGACGATGCCGAGGACGATGCCGATAGGGAGGCCGCACAAGAAGCGCTCGATGCGTGGGACGAGGAGCACGGCGAGGAGTACAAAGCACTCGAAGAATTCTGTAACGAGGCCGAGCAGTACTGCTCCGACTGGCACCATGGGGTGCAGTTGATTCTTGAGGAGCACTGGACGGAGTACGCCGAGCAACTGACCGATGACTTGGGCGCACTGCCCAGCGGTGTACCCGAGTGGGTCGTGATTGACTGGGAGGCGACAGCCGACAACCTCAAGGCTGACTACACGCCCGTCGAGTGGGGCGCCTACACATATTGGGTTCGATAAACAAAGGAGAAAGCAAATGACATACAAACTTTTCAAACTACGCGCCTTCATCAATGGGATGTGGGAGTTCCGTTCGCACTACACAACATGGTATGCAGACTGGGGCTTGATGCGGGCCTATGACCATGGCCGTGAGTGGGCACACAAGATAACGCTACGCCACTATGAATAAGCGACCAAGCAAAGAGCTGCGAACGATGTGGGTGCAATTCGTTGCACACCACAAGTCGATGGGCACTAGCGTGCTCAGGCTAATGCGTCACCCCGATGCAACACCTGAGCAACTATGGGAACTTCATCTCAAGTACACCGAGACGATGAAGAACTTCTACGACTTGCGCAACAAACTGCGTGAGATATACCCCGACAACGGTGCGTACATGATGACGACGCCACCTTGGCACAGTAAGGAGGTGGTATGACCGCCGTTGTTTTTGTTTTGGTTTGCCGATTGATTGACTTTTTATTTTTGGAGGATTGATATGCCACGCGTAATAGAAAAACTTGTTTACAAGTACGACGAGCTGAGTGAGAAGGCCAAGGAGCGAGTGCACCAGTGGTACTGTGACGACTGCATGGGTTACGACTGGTGGGAGTTCACGACCGACGACCTCAAGTCGCAGGGGCCAGAGAAAGGGTTCGACGTTGACGAGATAAATTTCTCAGGCTTCTACTCACAGGGTGACTACGCCTCATGGAACGGGTCAATACGCATCGCTGACTTTCTTGACGTACACCTCACACCTGAGCGCCCTGACTATGCACGCTACCTAATACTACGTGACCTGATCGACGACGACTGGGTACAGCATAGGGTGAGCGTGAGTAACAACAGGCGACACGGCCACGTCACGTACGTTGACGAGCCCGATGACTACACGTACCGCGCAGAAGAACACGACCTACTAACGCACGGCATTTTCAAGGGTGCCAACGTGTGCAACATAGGCAAAGAGATAGACATAGAGGGTTTGCTCCATTCACTGTATGAGTGGATGCAGCACGAGGCCAATGACTTTGCACGTCACTGCTTCAAAACTTTAGAGGAGGAGTACGAGTGGTTGTGTTCGCCTGAGCAGATCGCTGACGCGTGTGAGCACAACGAGTGGGAGTTCGACGAGGATGGGCGCACCCTCTGACTTCACTATCAACATCTTTCT